CAAGGCAACATTATTACAAACACTCACGCAAGTAATGTAACCAAACTATGTCAATAATTGTGAAAACAACAATGTGTAATTGTGATCTTATTTTAGAACAAGAATATCCTAATGAGGATGCAGCACAAAATGATCAAGGAAAAAAAATAACCAATGCAAAAATTTTAAATTTAAAAATTATAAACGTTAAATATAAAATTAAACAGGAAGCCGATGCTGGAATTAATACAAGAATTAATGTGGCTTGATATTCTTTTTATAATTGCAGCATCATTACTATTTTTACTTTTATACAACAATGATTGAATACGACAGCAAAATAATAAGATTAAAAAAACAATACCAAGGATTGTCAAGATTGATGACATCCATAAGTGATCTTTATATTTATGGAATATATCCGCAAAACTATCCAAACTTATCTGTTGTCCTGGATCAAACCAAAGATCATGTAAAGCAATTATTAAAAGAAACTAAAATGGAGATGGCTCAATTAGAGGAGCCAAATAGTAAATATGATTTAGTTGAAGGTGATAAAATTGAAATTATTGAGGATTATGATTAAAATGATTAAAAAAGAGATTATTGGTTATTACGGAGATAAAAAAAACTTTTATATTTTATACCAGGATGGATCAAGAGCGCCTGCTAGATCTGATAAAAATAAAAGAAAACAAAATAAATTTTGACTCCAGAGCGCCTGCTCGTAAATTTTAGCAATACAATTACAAAGTAATTTAATTTTGCGACGAATAAATTTAATTAAAACTAAAATTAAATTATGAGCAAGTTAAAATTAATTAGTTTTGCTGCTACGCACCCCATATTATTTTATAAAAAAATTAAATCATTTATTGGCGGAAGTTTAGAGGAAATAAAATTAAATAATAAATATTCGTTTATTGTAGATGCTGAAGGTAAAATGAAAAAATTACCAAAAAATGACAAAGCTACAAAACTATACAAACACTACTGTAAAACTGAAGATTACTTGTGTGGTGATGTTTTATTAATAAAATACAAATAAAAGTTTGATTAGGAGGCCCAGATTTTAACGATCCAAGCCTCCAACGATACTAGGTACCTACTTATTTTTAATTAAATTATCTAAATTTAAAGCTCTTTGTTTTGCTGCAGTTCTTGCTTTACGTTCTTCAAGGCTGCCAATTAAAGTGTGATTGCCGTAACGATCTCTTGTTGTTTGAAATCGTGTATGACCAATGACCGATTTAATGTAATTAGCATCCAAAGTTTTTTCAGAGTTCATAGAATTGATAAGCATGGTTGCAAGCCTGTGTCTAAAAGTTTTAAGAGGCGCACCTTTAAAATCAGATTGAACAACTTTAATATGACCATCTGATCTTCGCTCAATTGTAGCCAGCCCCATATCTGCATAAGTAGTCCAAATTAACTCAGATACTTTTTTTGGAGATAATGAGCCGTAAGTTGTTTTTTTTAAACTTGGAAATAACCAAAGCGAATGCGAGTAATTTACATTTACATAGTCTAACCAATATTTAAGAAACTTTGCTGAATGAGCATCAAGTTCAATAGATCTTTTGCTGCCTCTGTTTTTAGTTCTATTTAACCATTGTCCATAACGATCTCTCATACCAACAATGTGCAATAGATTATGTTCTAAATCTACATGAGATCTTTTAAGACCAAGCAATTCGGATCTTCTAAGACCAAAAAATAAAGACATAGTAAAGATGCCAAACTTCATAGCGCAATCTTCGTCTTTAAGTTTTTCGTTATTTAGTTTTTCTAATATAGATTGTATTTGTTTATCGTTTATAACAGTTGGCACAGCTTCATAATATTTATTATCATCAGCTGGAACAATGGCATAAAACTCATGAATTTTAAAATTCAAAGTTTCAAGACAAGGTTTTTTACCAACAGCATCCATACGTCTTAGAAATGTTTTAATATTTCTAACCTGTCTTTTTAATGTTTTATATGAATGATTATTTTTATGAGCTTCTTTTAAAAACTGTTCTAACACTAATGTATTAAAATTAGATAAAAGAACATCAGGCATATACTTGCTGATCCTCTGGTTATAGTCTGTCATATAACCTTGAACTCCAGATATTGTTAAACGATTATTATGATCGGCAGCATCAGCTAATCTTTGATTTGCATAAGCAAGCCATTCAGACTTAAATTTAAACTCTGATACAGGTTGCGTTTGCGCAGCTTCTTTTGATAATAGTTTAGCAACATAATCTTTAGCTGCTGCTTTACTTTCAAATTTAGCTAGTTGTTTTCGTCCTGGATTTTCAAGAACGCACCAGAAGTTTCTTTTTTTATTTATGTAGTGCTTCATATTAATTAAATAATATGTACAGATAGGCTGGCAAGTTTTTTTTTGATACAAAGCCGACACTCTTATCATTTTCAACGCATCAGTTGTTAAAATAATCTGGTGTTGGATTGGTGTAAAAAAAAAATAACAAATATTTTAAAAATATGAATGTTCATATTTTCTGATATTTTTTTACAAACTATCTGATTTATTATTTCTCCTATATTTTGTTAGGAGAATTTACGATAACAACTATCAAGTTAAATCGACGTAGCCGTGACAGGCAGGCGCTCTAACCAAGCTGAGCTACACCCCCAATTAACTTTTAGATGATTAAAAATCATCTGGTGTAAAAGTGGTGTAAAACTTTTTGTGCTGTCACCACAATCGTACATTCTCAAAATAAATATAACATAATCTTATATAAATTTACACCACTACTTTGAGTTTATTTTTACACCAAAAATAATATTGTCTTATATGAAGTTTTTGAAAAAGTTTGATTAATAGACTCAAAATCGAGCCTTGTTTTAGGTAGGTACTCCAGGTCAAGCAAGCCTTAACTTGTTAATCCTGGAGTCTTTATGAAAGGAATTTTAGGCTGTTTTTGTTTATTTAAAACCACCTAATAAGGATTGGTAGGATTTTTTAGATATTGTTGAATTAGCTTTGCTTCTGCTTGTACCTGCTTTTTTTCTTTTATTAATATTATAGTACAAACCTTTGCGAGCTAGCTTTCCAGATTTAGTTCTGTGATAACCTTTTTTTTTCATTTTGTAATCTTTGTTGTTTTTGAAATTGTTTAAACTCCTGAACTTTTTTTTCTAAAGAAGGAATTGCCTTTATTTTCTCTTGCTTGATTTTTTCTTGTTCTTGTTTTTCTTTGAGAACGGCTTCTTGCCGTAAGAGTTCTTTCCGTACATTATGTTGTTTTATTTTATTGCGATAATCCTCCATGCAATCTTTAATTGGAGGATGACCTGGATTTATTTTAATACAAAAATGTTTGTAATCTGCAGTAACAACAAAAGTATCGTTGCTGTTTAATTGAGTTCCACAAAAGAAACATTTAAACGTAAAAATACGCTTAGGCTTTGCAGCCTTACTAAACATAGATGAAATGATTGCTAAATTAACGCCACATTTTGCAGGACCAATACCTAGCTTTAAACTTTGGTCCTGGAGTGCTGCAGCGATGTCTTGCTAAAAAAGATTTTTTACGACCTGGAATATTTTTTTTAATGGTCATATTAGGATCGCCAAAATTTACTTTGACAACACGAGATCCTTTTTTAACAAATACTTTAAATTTTTTAACATCGCCTCGCATCACTTTATTAAGTGGTACGGATTTATTTTGATACTTTGCCATAATTACAGTTACAGTTTTTTAATAAGCAGCCAAAAGCTGTTTTGAAGATGCAGCTATTTTCTAAATTTATCGATAACATTTATTCCAAATGATCCAGAGAATACTATTAATACGGACCACCAAAACTCAGATGGAGCTTGTTTTAAAATATCAAAACCTTTTATTACATAAGGCTGAGTTTGCGGTATGAATGCCATACCAATAATAATTACAATAAAGATAGTAAGAAATTCATCTTTAAGACTTTTTTCCGAAGCCTCTACTTGTCTAATGGATACATCTTTAGCAGCTTCTAACTCTGCAATCCGTTCTAACTTTTTAACTTCTAAATGATGTTTAATTGAACTTACTGTTTTATCTACAATTAAACTTGTAATTGGATTTTTAAATAATATTGAAAAAAAATTAAGCATTTGTTTTACATCTCCTAATAATTTCTATTAACTCTTCACAACGTTCAGGCGTTTGTTTATGCCATCTGCTGCTTTCCATCTCCATAGCTGCCGTTTCATAATCTCCTTTTTGTAATGCAGATAAAAAGAATTTAAACTTTGAGACTTTTGGAAAACCTAACTGAAAACACATTTCAATAACAACGCCAAAGGCTTTGTCATCTATGTCAAAATTACCAACTAACTTTGTTGCATCCTTCAAAGCTATTGCAAAATCTTTTTCAAAAACTTCTTCTAATTCTTTTTTAGAATATTGAATGCCAGGAATAAAACCATCCTCAACAACTAGATGACCATAGCCTACAGTTTTAAAACCAAGATGATCTTCATAAACCATATCTCTATAGCCTTCGTGTTTTTTAATTCTATCTTTTATTATTTGTAAATTCATTTGCAAAAATCTTTCCTGTTTTATTTCCAAGTTTATAGGTTCGTTTTTTAAGATTAATGTAAAAATGTTTTACGTTTAATTTTTTTTGAATGTCTGCAATTGGTCTAGGTTTATGCCTGCTTTCACGATCAGATTTTGCATCGTATAAATCTATTGCTCCTGTCTTTACATTGACAGTAATAATATCAATTGGACCAATGCCATTTGTATTTGTAAAGACTAAATGATCGTCATCCAGGAGTTCAAAAATTGCAACAATGTGAGCTGCAATTCCTTTATTATAAAATTTCAATTATTTTTTAAAAGGTAAATAATTCCATGCAGCAATTAAAGTGACCACAATACCGATAATCCATACTAAAACCTTTACTCCACCTTTGCCGTATGCAATCTCTTGTTTTATGATTTGAATATCGCTTGAGTTTTCTTTAACTATTTTATGCAGCTCGCAAATCTTTTGATCGATTGTTGATAAAGAAACTTGTTGTACAATTTTTTTATTTTTCTTTGTCATAATAATTTTTTTTAAAACGCTCTACAAAGTCATCAATGACATTTGAATAGCGCCAG